AGATATAGAAACGTTTCATTAACGCATAATACATATAAGACATTAATTAGTTTGTCTAAAGTTTTATTACCAGATGCAAAATTGTCTATTAGTAAAACAATTGAATCATTAGTGAATGAAAAAGCAAAGAAGTTAAATGGTAAAATTAAAAAAGTATAGCATACACAAGGCCGTGTGTGATACATGTGATGGCAATGGATATGTAAAAATTATCTGTAAGCATAAAAAGAACCATATAGCCCAATGTTGGGAATGTGATTCCGAAGGAGAATATTATGTATATGATTCCAAAAAAGATTTGTCGATTGATGATCATTCTCATGATTCCAATACTGACAAATTCTTGCACTGAGTTCGCTATTTTAGCTAGTGGAGCCAGTATTGCCGGAACACAAAACGCTTATGTTAAAGCCTATAATGGCCTTGACGTATTAACTATAATGAGGACGGAGAAAGATATAAAAAGACACCTATATGACACCATTAAAACAAATAGAAGCATTAAAAATAACGATTAAATACTTTCGTTCACAAATAGGACCCTATGATTGTGGATGGATGTACACCACCATCGATGGACTTAAACACCGAATTAAAGAACTAAGAAAGAAAAAACGTGACGATTAAAGAAAGGAATTCAAATTTTAATATAGGTTGTTTTAAAACAGCTATTTTTTCTGATATCTACGAAGGAGTATCCGATGAAATAAATATTAAAAAAACTAAATACTATAAGAGTAAAAAGACACAAATAATTAATCTTCAAAAAGAAAAGATTTTTAAACCTTTAATAAATAAAATTAAAAAATCAACTTTAGATATTTCTAAAAATGTTTTTAAGATAAGTAGACCTTATACGGTAGACGTGGTTTCTTTATGGTTAAATATAAAAGCTCAAAATACTGACCATCCTGCACACATGCATCAAAACACTTTTTTAAGTGGAGTATTTTTTTTAGAGAATACTAAATTACCTTTATGTTTTTTACGCCCGCAGTCTCTTCCCATATTACCTATCGTTGATGAATATAATGAATTTAATTCAAATAAACTACGCCATCACGGATTTAAAGATTCTATTGTTTTATTTCCTTCTTATTTATATCATTTTATAAGTGTTAATGAGGATAAAAAATCTAGATTAACACTGGCTTTTGATATTATATTAAGAGGCGACTATGGAGAAATTCAAAGTGATAAAACAACAGTGGGACAGTATAAAATATAAAAATGCCTCCTTTTTTTATTTTTGTTTTTAGTGCTTTAGCTCTTTTAAGTTTATTAAGTATTTATATGCTCATCACAATTTAGCCACATTCTTCTACAAGCCTCAGCGATACAAATACTGCAAAAAAGACTTGAACTTAGTTCACAGAAGGACTATATAGGAAGTATGAAAGACACAAACCAAGTTATAAATTTTATTTGGGTTAAGTTTATAACACATTTTAATCAACCCATAAGAAAGATAAATAAATGAAGAAAAAAAGAAATAGAAGTAAAGGAAGTAAACGAAAGTCTATGACCTCTATTTCTAAAGACAAAGAAAATATTTTCTCTAAATGGCAGGGAAATACCGTTCCGATGTTGGGTAAGCATTATTCATTAGATAAATTAAAGGATGATGCTAAAATTGATACGGACGTGTTATATACTACGAACTACGATAAGTTCAAGCTGATGGAAGACAACAGAGATGTTGATGATAACCATGTTGCTGAACTCGTTGTAAGTATTCAAAAAAGAGGACAGTTGCAGCCGATTATCATTAATGAAAAGAATGAAATTATTGATGGTCAGAGACGGTTTACGTCGTGCAAAATACTGGGTATTCCAGTTATGTACATTGTAAGTCGTAAAGCAACCATTAAAGATGTTCTCCTTATTAACACTTCACAAAAATCATGGACTCGATACGATTATTTAAAGGCTTATAGCCACGATAATCATTGGAATCATTCTGAGTATAGAAAGATATCTACTTTTCTAAAAACTTATTCTTTAAAATTTGATATTGCTTTATTCTTATTGTATGGACAACCTATACAAAATAGCGGCGGCAAAGGTCTTAGAGATTTTAAAATGGGTAATTTTAAGGTAGATAGTTTAGAAAGTGCTCAAAGGCGTGCCTCTCAGTTGATCAAGATTAAAGCGTTTGCTCCTAATCTAGTGAACATAGGTAAGTTTTGTAAAGCCTTTTTAAGAGTCTCTCTTCTTGAAGATTTTTCCTATATTGTTGCTTACAAGCAGTTGGAAAAAAATACTAAGAAGTTTGACAAATGTCAAAACCAAGAAGATTGGGATGAAGCTATGGTCAAAGCGTATAACTTTGATTTAAAATCACCTAATAAAAGAATATCTATTAAAAAAGATGGCTTTTAACAGAGGGGGCCTTCGGGCCCCTTTTTGAATTATGAAAAAAGAAAATTACACTCCATTGCCTTCGGGCCTCATCATTGCTGATTCAGCCATTAACGGTCAAGGTGTGTTTACCACACGAAGACTAGTCCAGGGAACTTTACTGGGTATTTCTCATTATCGAATTGATGGAGAATATATTCGAACTCCCTTAGGAGGATTTCTCAACCACTCGGACGAGCCTAATTGTCATCGAGCCCAGGCACGTATTCGACAAGGCTTTGATAAATGGTTTATTACCGTTGTGGAAGATGTTGACGAAGGAGAGGAACTTACTTTAAAATACATTTTATATGACCCAAAATAAAAAACCAAAATGGGACGGACGATCTCGTGTTTCTACTCCTCTTTATCGAAAACGTTTTAACGAAATTTTTAAAAAAGAAGAAAAGAAAAATGAACCAGCTAGAGAAACGCCAAAGTCAACATAAATATAAGGAAAGCCGAAGACGAGCAAGACTTGCGTGGTCTCGAACCGAGCATGGCAAAGCCTGGTCAATCAATTACATGAAGGCCTATAGAAAACTTCCTCATGTGAAAGCCGCCGCAAGAGAGTATTATATTAAAAAAATTTTAAAAGAAGGTATTGATGCTGGAAGAGAGAAACATACATAAAAAATTTTATAAAATTATATATGATTGTATTGTCAGTGGTCAAGTCTCTTCGGATCGTATTGCTAAGTATTTAAAAGATAAAGGTTTTTATAAGTATTGGAAGGAGAGAAATGGGAGCACCAAGAAGATTAACTGAAAAACAAAGAGAGTTTGCTAGGATTTTAGTGCTTAATAAAGGTGCAATAACTAATACTCAATGTGCAATTGAAGCCGGCTATGGAAAAGCAGCAAGAATCAGAGCACATGAATTACAAAATCCAAAAAAATTTCCTCTAGTGGTTGAATATATAAATGAACTGCGAGAAAAAAATTTTGAAGACAACAAACTAGCCATTAATAGAATTTTAACAGAATTTTATTATTTATTAAAATCAGCGCGCGAAAAATTAAGTGAGGATCATAAAAAAGGAAATTTCAAAAGAGTTGTAGTAACAATAAATAAATTTAAGGAAGTTTTTAATATGTTGGGATATAATAACAACTCTACAATAGTATATCTTGCCGAAGAGACACGTCCATATAAAACTAATCATTATAAAATAGGTAAAACAGGTCATGGTGTAGAAGCTAGATCCACAGGAAGAACGGACAATCCTTTTGGTTTAAACTACATAGCTACTTTTGAATATATTCCAAGAAATGGATTTGATTTAGAAAAAACCCTTCATAATTTTTTTAAACGTTTTTCTACATATAATAAAACATACAATACTTCAGCTTCAGAATGGTTTTCTGTAAAAAATAGAAATACAATGAATAATAATTTTAGAAAAATAGGAACCTATTTTTTATATAAAAATGAATTATTACATACCTATAAATATTATGGAAAGGATGGTTATTTTAAATGAAACAAAGTAAAAAGTATTCTTATATTTCCGGAAAACAAGTCACGGACGCGAAGAGTGGAACACGGTTCTATGACTTTGCAGGAGTTAAACTTCCTTCGGTGACGACTATTCTTGCAAAGACCAAGAATCAGGAGTATCTAACGGCTTGGAAAAATAAAGTTGGACATGAAAAAGCAGAATCAATCAAGAATATATCTTCTCAGCGAGGGACTAGCATGCACAAATTCCTGGAGTCTCATATTACAGACCTTGGCTACGATGATCTTACGCCAATCGGATGCGAGGCGAAGCCCATGGCCGAAAAAATTATTGAAGTGGGTCTTGCACCTGTTTCGGAAATCTATGGTTCAGAAGTTATGTTACACTATCCTGGGTTGTATGCTGGGAGTACTGATCTCGTATGTCTGCACAATGACATGGAAACTATTGTAGACTTTAAGCAAGCCAATCGACCCAAGAGAGAAGAATGGATTGAGGATTATTATCTGCAAATTGCAGCTTATGCCATGGCCCACGATGCGTGTTACGGTAGCACGATTCGTCAGGGTGTTATCATGGTCTGTACACCGGATTTGTATTATCAGGAATTTCGGATCACGGACCAGGGCTTACGGTCTTACAAGCACCTATTCCTGAAGCGGCTGGATCAGTATAATGAACTAATTCGTGATGAGAAAGAACAAGCACAGGTTGATACGGCTGTACTACTCGAAGAATTTTCGAAGGATAAAGTGTCCTAAATGTGTTTGAATTGTGTTCAAACTAAGGCAAACGACAGAATCTGTATATGCAGCTAAAAAAAAATAAAATTTTAAAAAAAAACTACTGTAAAAAAAGTGTCTTTTTGTACAAATGGCTTAGAAGTGTTGGTATACAACAATAATGTCTGCCATTTGGTGGAAATAAAAAGTGTCATGTGACAGATTATAATGTCACTTTTAAGTTAAGTGCGACATAAGTATACAAATAGCTCTATCCAGCCCGTAAACTTTTCGTGCTTTTGGTTTTTTTGATTTTTTTTACATACATATACAGAATTTTAAAATATAAACTAATTATGCCCAAAAAGAGAAAATTAAACGCTGCACGTAATTCATCCGAAATTCCATTTCAAAAGTACAGAGTTGAGTGGATTGATTGTATTAGTGACTCTGGTTGGGCTGATGAGAAAGAGTTCAATAAAATGAAGTTGGCTACTCCGGTAAATGAGGGTTGGTTATATTCTAAAGATAGAAACTCAATTAAATTATTTGCCTCTTATGATAAGGATGACGATGGTAGTCTTACTTTTGGGGATCGGACGATGATTCCTTTGCCTTGGGTAAAGAAGATGGTGAAGATTTAACTGACTTTTCCTCAATCTGACCTTCGACAATCTTTGGAGATAGAAGAGGTTCGTAGTCGTGTAAAATTTGTTTCATTTTGGCTTCTAGTTGCTCCTCTGTTAATTCTTCTAGTTTTCCATGTTTTATTATTTTTCTGTCTATGTATAGCCCTGCTGCTTTACCTCGGGAAACTTCAGCGTTTACTGCTGAGGAAAAACTTCCCTTTTTTAAAGCAGCCTGTTTAATTCTGTCTAGTTCAGCCACATGTTTTTCATAGCTAACTTCAAACTTCTTAAGTCTTTCTTCCTTTAGCTCACCTACAAACTTTGCCACTAGGGGTGATAGTCTTGGATTCATAAGCTCTGATCCCTCTTGTCTGGCTCTGTTATGACTATAGCCAGCCAGCTTTGCTGCTTCCATCTGTGAGACTGGACCTTCAGGTCCACCAAATACGATAAATTCGGCAAATCTTTTTTGCATTTCTGTTAATCTTTTGTGAACTCCCATACTTGACAATTTAAGGTAACTATCCTATAAAGTCAATATGAAAGATAACCGAGGAGATTTAGATTTAACGCTTCTGATTGAAAACCATCAGAAAGAGATTTGGGATTTTAAGAAAAGAGAATCTCAATGGATAAGAGACAAGAATCAGTTAGAGGGTAATCAAAAAATTATTAGTGAACTCTCTGCAAAACTAGTAGACATTACTAGAAGTAATGTTGAGCTAAAAAAGAAATTAACTGACGCTGAAGGAGAAACTTCTCTTGTCAAAGCCATTGGCATAAATTCTCCTGAGATGAAAGAGCTTCGGGAAATGAATGAAACTCACAAAAAAATTAACGGAGATTTGCAGACAGCCTTGACAACTTTAGAACAAGATAATATAGAGGTTCACGCTGACAACACAAAGTTGTCACATCAAATAGAAGATTTACTTAAGCGGAAAAATAAAGATTAATGAGAGTACAAGACTTACAACAATTTCTTTCTTCATTTACTGAAGGGTCGGACGCTGTAAAGAACGCTGTACTTCTCTGTGAAGTTAATGGAACTTTGTATGATGTAAGAAGAATGGAAGTGCATGAGAATGAAGCTCCCATTCCAGGTTTCAAAGGTCATACTGCACATCGATTAGTTTTAAAAACTCAAAAACCATCTAGTATTATACTGCCAGACAAGTTACAAAAAGACTACTAATGCACGAGGTCGTTACCTCGATAAAGACATGGGTCCAGAGGCAAAATTATATCAAAAACTTCGTAAAAAATCATCCAACATTTTATGGACAAGGCTTGAAAACCTTAGTGGACTTGGTACTCCTGATCTATTGGGTTATAATACTTCTGGTCGGTTTTTTACTGTTGAACTAAAAGTTACAAAGGGAAACAAACTTAAATTTTCACCACACCAAATTGCGTTTCATATTGCACATCCACACAACACCTACATCATAGCCCAGGCCCTTGGTCCTGGGTCCTTGAAACTTGTTCAGATGTACCGTGGTTCACGGATCACAGAGCTTGTCGCTTGCGGCTTGAAGCTTGAAGCTTGCGTCTCCGGGCTTGACGCTTGTTGCTTGGAGCTCTCGAAGCTTGGTGCTTGAGGCTTGCCGCTTTTACGAACCGGTTCGTGTTCTCTGCATGGAGATCCTCCGGCTTGCAGCTTCGGTCCACGAAGCAGGGATAAGTCTCCAGGTATTCATCATGTAGTTGATTTATAATTTCGGGGCATATACGCGCGCCGCCATGTTTAATGTTTACCATAACTCACGGTCGGGACTGACCTGTTCCAGCATGCGCGGCAATCTCCGCACTTGTTGCCCTGCTTAGGGGCCGGACAGCTGGCGTCATGGCCTGAGGTTACAGTCGACGTCCAGGGCCAGAACTTCACCGGAGGTTGATCAATCATGTGTGAAGACATTCTAATAATTAAATTTGTTGGAACTATGTCAGGATCCATCAGGTTCAAAAATTTTGCTTCTCTTGTTGGCATCCAGTGACGGGTATCCGGTGTTAACCTGCAAACCTCGAATATATTCTCCAGATGGGCCATCGACTGTATGTCGCCGGCGTCATGCCATCTAAAATATTTGTGCTTCTTGATCAGGGCAGCCATGGCCGGGACCCATGCTTGTCGCTTGAGGCTCTTGAATCTTTTCTCCAGGGCCTCTTCAACTTTTGGAAATCTTTTGTAGTTACCCTTCAGGGCATAGCAGCTGGAACATACAGAATTTTTAACATTGCGGAGCTTGGCGCCGGTGATGCAGCGGCTGGCAGGTGTATTGTAGCTCGGGCCGGGCATCTTGGAGGTATACGTCAGGCCGCCGGTTATTTCTTTTGCTTCTTTTATTTTCATCTAAATTTTTTTGGTTTTTTCATTTTAAAACAATCGGAAAGCTTGCGATCTGGTCCAAGGCTATCAATAAACCGTTCGCACTTGTCAACATAAGCAGAGCTTAGATCCTTCTCATCATAGATGAAAAAGTTGAATAGATTGTTGTGGTTGCTTCTTATCTTTCTTTTCATAATCCTATTATATCCTATATTATTATTTAGTCAAGCTTGGAGCTTGGGGCTTGTAGCTTTTTGCTGATCCGGGAATTCTTAGGCTTGCTGCTTGAAGCTTTTGTCCGTTAATCTTGATCCGGGGACCATGTCTCGTCCAGCCGTTGGCCATGATCTTTAATTCTAAAGCAATCGTGGCCAGCTGCTGCGGTGTTGCGTGACTTACTTCTATTTTGAATAGTTTCATTTCTTTTTAGGTTTCATATCCTGCTTCACCAGGCGCAAGATCTCTTCTATTGCATCCGCTATTCTTTTTAATTGTTTTGTATCCATAATATATCCTTTCTATATTTATCCTACACTATCCCTGATCCACTGTCAAGCTTGAAGCTTGCTGCTTGAAGCTTTTATCTCTTCTCCCATTCTATTTCTTTTTTAGATTTCCAATCATCGGGCTTACCAACAAGTCTAATTTCTCCCTGATCCCAACCACCGAAACCGGTTCGGTTAACTTCAGGTTTTATTTTATTGTATTTTATATCATCAATACAAATCTTTACCGGTAGATCCTGGTCCTCTATTGTCATCAGGTATTTAACTAACTTTTTAATTGTGAACATAATTTATTTCTCCTATTTTAGAATTATTCTAAAGTGGCCAAGCAATGTGTTTTACCTTATCGCGCGACATTTACTTGACCCCAGATCCCCCACACTATCTCAGAGACAGCGTTAATAGGTTACCAAACCTAAAGGGATCAGGGCTCAAGTTTGGCCAAGTGAGACCGAATTAACAACAACTGGAAAACAACCCATAGTTGTTTGCATCATTCGGACCTCATTTAACATTAGTCAGATGCCCACTTGACCCCAGATCCAACAGACTGCGTTTATACCTCTAGGGTGCATCATCCCCCCGATATCAAGGGTTGTTGGATCAGGGCTCAAGTTTAAAAGTCAGCAAGATATATAATAATAAATGCTGCTACACCTAAAAATCCGTATAACCAAATACTATCCACAATCAAAGCAAACTCCATTTACTTGTGCTGACCATTCATCTGGTTTAGGTATGCAATGACATAATGTGCATTGAACCCAATGTTTATTTTTATTCATATTCTCTCCTATATAATACTTGACAATAGTTATGTCAAGTGATAAATTTCATTTAATTAAACACTAACAGAAAGGTATCAAAATGCGTTTAAGATTAAATCAAGAGTATCGTAATAAAATCGCAAATCGTATGCGAGTACACTTGGAACAAGAGGACACGCAAGAAAAAGAAAAATTCTTTCAATTAAGAGAGAGTTTTTTGGACAAGCAAAATAAAACTTGGGAACTTGCACAACAATGTGTGACCAGGCAATATCCTAAAAAAGATGTTGAACTTGCACATTATCTTCAAAATAAATATCCTAACGTCAATACTATTGCGAAAGATAGTTGTTTTCATTTTGGTTATATGAAAAAAGATGACGCAACAGATGAAGATGATAAATACGAAACTCAACACTTTGACTTTCGTTTAAATGGAGATGTTGATGGGGTTGATCGTCAAGATGATATGGATAGTTATAGTCCACAATCACGTGACTTTGCTTATGCTTATTTTAGAGATGAGTTAAAAGCAAAAGAAAATTGCAATCCAGATATTAATATTGAAATGGATGGCAAACCCTCAAATCCACACCAAACTAAATTTAATGACGCAAATGAAAAAGCATTAGGATTTAGTGGTGGCAAAGGAAATGAAATATCTCAC